ATCCTATTGCGATAGCATTAATGCCTTGGTTTGTAGGCACAGTGCTAGGAGTCAATGCGACGGAGGTTTCGCCGGTGTTGCTTGAGAGTATGTGTTGATCATTGATTTTGTAAGATCCTCCAGGATTAATGTTGATACTATCAAACGAAGCATTGTCAATCTCAATATTCTGAATGTCGGCATTTACTGCGCTAATGTTATTCGAAAACAGGTTGTTGAAACTTGCCTCTTTAGAGACCTTGAATGGGAGAGGGACTATTGACATTTAATAAATGCACAATATTTTTTTTCCAAAATATTGTGTTTGCAATAAAAATTATGGAAAGGCTGTTGCAATCACGTCGGCACCGCTTGCACCGTATCCGACGTTGGTTTGCGCGGCCATGACGGGTGCGCCGGCAAAGGTGCCCATGGTGTCTCCGCTGGCTGCGCGCATGAGCGCCATTGTGTTGCGGGCTGTGGCGTTGTCTTGACCGGCCATGACCATCATGGCGCCGTCGCGCAGGTCAATGTTGGGTTGCACGCTCGGTCTGAACCAGTCGCCGTTGTATGGCACAATCGGCAGATCGCCGCGGATAGGATCACCAAGCCCGTACAGTCTGCTGCGCTGGTTGGCATAGATGTATCTGTCGTAGACAATAGGCTGCGACACAGCAGTTGCGGCCTCAGACGCCATTTCGGGCAGCATGTCGTTGACAATGATGTTGTCGCGCATCTTGAGTCCGTCGTCGGCCTGGTTGTAGTTTCCGGCCATGTAGTTTGGAGGCACGGTATCAAACCCTTCCTTCGAGCCGCAGCCAGCACCGCAGCCCGACTTTTGGTTCGACCCTTTCATCTGCATGTTTGAGTTGTAGACGTTGACGCCGTTGTCGCACTTTTTGATCGTGTTCTGGAACGTCAGTGGATTGACTGGCACGCCCTGCATGTTGCGTGCGGGCATCTTGGTGTTGAGCCATGGTCCGTAGCTCGCAGTACCCGAGATGCGGGGTGCGAGTGCCGCTTGCAGATTGGGCGGTATGGTGTAGAAGTAGCCTTTGTTGTCGACAAACTCGCGGTCGGCCTTGACCTTGAACGAGACGCCGAGCCCGGCAAATCCTTCCTTCACCTGTTTGCGTTTTTGCACAACGAGTATGATGGCGGCAACGACAGCAACGACTGTAAAAAAGAGAGATGTGTACAGTGCTCCTTGTTTCATTGTTTTATAGTCTCCAATATATTTTTTTCAAAGTATTTTATTGCGGGAAGTAAATTACATGGCGTTCCAGACACCTAAATGGACACACGTCACGCTTCCATCGGTCGAGGGTGTAAATATTCTGCGCGACCCGCCAAAGTCGATTGTCACGCGCAGAATTACCAAGGTTGGCGAGGACAACACGCTCAACAGTCTTGTAGACGGCAGCGCTGACCGGGTCTCGGAGTCGATTCGCGTGTATGCCCGCGGCACAAATCCCATGGTCGAGGTGTCGTACAACAACTTTGCGAATAACGGAGCGCGCGGCACGTCGTATGCCTCGCGACAGGCACAGGCGTATCTGCCATACCGTATCATGGACGGCGGCGCATACCGTGCGCCGATCGTGGCGCCGGCTGATCTCCTGCCGCTGTCCCGCCTGCCACGCGCGCATACGTTTGCCAAAGCCAATCCGGGATTTTCTGATTTTACAAAACTTATTGCATGTGGCACAAACGCAAAAAACAACAAGAACACCGTCCAGGGCAGCATTGAGCCGACCAAGTTCCTCAAGCGCGAAAAGCTTGTAACGATGGACGGCGAGAGCCGCACAAAGCACACACTGCACAGCAACATGCGCTCGAATCCGCGCGGGTTTACCAAGATCGAGTTTGGCGACGGCACAGACGATGGTGCACACACAAACACGAAAGTCGTTCTCTCAAACAACAGACCGAACGGTGTCGGGTACACGAACCTCAGTGCCATGAAGACGGCAACACAGCACAACCCAGAAACCACGGTTATTAAGCGCAGACTGCAGTTTGACGAGTACGAGGGCCGTCCCCAGATGCGGCCCGAGTTTATACACCCGGACACGCAGAAGATCGTTTCCGGTGTAGGATACATGAAACCCGGAAATCGCCAGACACGAATTGCTTAAAACAATACACAAATGCTGTATGAAGATCCTGCATCCGTGGATAAAGAACTTTAGCAAGAGCGTGTATACCGTATTTCCCAAGATCGGAATCACGCTTGGGCCGTTCGAGTGGGAGATGTACATCATCGATGTAGCCACGCCGCGGATGTTCAAGTCGAGCATCGTGTCGATGTGTCCCGACCTGGTTGTCTACAGGATCGGCGAAAGCAGTTTAGTGGTCAGTCTTATGTTTTTCAATCCGACACAGACAGAAAAGAACATCGAACCGACAGAGTCCATTGTCCAGGTAAACGTTCTCCCAGTCCTCGACACGATACCAGAAGAATTATGATTCTATTACCATAGGTAACAGAATTAGTGCGAGTCTCGCGGGTCGTGTGTCAGTGCACGGCGGAGGACTCGGATGTCAGCCTTTGTGTGTTCCTCCTTTTCGGTAAAGTCGTGAATCAGCTGCCGGCGGTTCTTGGACAGGTTTTTGTTTTGTTTACGGATTGCAAACATTTATTGTCCGCTAAAATATCTTTATATTAACAAATGGCCTCGGTCTTTGGATACAACACGCCTGGAAACATGCGGGTCTTCTACCCGGAGGAAACGCCGCGTCCGGCTGTGAATGAGGGAAGCGTGATGGAGTTCCTCTACAGCAATCCCGAAACGTCAATCTTTGCGTATATCGTAGACCGCGCGAACCTTGCCTGGCTGCTTGACGGCCCGATGTTTGACTCGACGGTGTTTGTGCCACTCAACTCGGAGCTGGAGAAATTATATTCGGTGAGTTTTTTCAAAAACATCAACCAGGAGCTCGCGAACCGGATTGTGCGCTACAGCATTCTGAAGACCCGGATCGAGTACTGGCTCCTTGCTACAATGAACTACGCGGCGCTTGTACCGCACAAGTCGTACGACAGGATCGAGATGTACAACGTCGGCGGACAGATAACGCTCAACGATTCCGTGCATGTGTTTGACCACGACAAAGTGTGCAAGAACGGTGTTGTCCTGTTTACAAATGACCTGCTACTACCCTACGATTACAGTTAACGTGAGATAAAGGGAGCTGTGCCATACGTAGAATGGATATTTTTAATTCGCCATATATCGTCAAGACATCTGCAGAAAACGGACTCGAGCTGTACTCGTACACAGAATGCAGCAACAGCAGTCCCAGTGACGTAAAACAGTGTCGCGGTGTTATTGTGGAGCAGGGCACCAAGAATATTTTGTGGAAAACATTTGGGTACATTGACGAGTTTGTCGACGAAATGCCCGAATACGACACATCGGACTACGCGGTGTACAGTGCACACGAAGGCACGTCGCTGAGACTGTTCCACTACAACGGGAAGTGGATCCTGTGCACACACAGAAAACTCGACGCATTCAAGAGCCGCTGGTCGTCAACCAAGTCGTTTGGCCAGTTGTTTGTCGATGCGCTTATGACCGGGTACGGCCTCATATACCCGGATTTCCTGGAAACGCTTGACAAAACCAGGCTGTACATGTTCTTCCTGCGAACCTCTGAGCATAATCGCATGGTCTGTCTTGCAGGACCGTACAACGAGCTGTACCACAGTGCCACGTTCGACAACACGGGCCTTGTAGATGCTGAAATCGGCATCCGGAAACAGCGGGCGCTTGAGATCCCGGAATCGGCCGATCGTGTCGAACATATCCTGTCTGTAGTGCGCAATACCGATCCGATGTGGTCGATCGGAGTCATACTGCGGAAGGGAATGCACGAAGTCAAGATCCTCAATGCCGAGTACGCGCAAATGCGGGACGTGCGCGGAAACAACCCGTCTCTAGCATTCCGCTATCTGGAAATAAGGGCCGATGTGGAGATGTATGCGCCGTTCATGAAACTGTACTGGATGTACGAGCCGATGTTTGGCGAGATCGAGCAAAACATCCGACGGGTTGCCGAGCGGCTGTGTGCTCTGTTTATAGACCGCTACGTCCGCAATCACTTTGAGTATTTGCCAACGACTGAGCATCTGCTGCTCAAAAACGCGTACCGCCGGCACGGCAGGATTGACGACACGGAGTCTGGCCGTCTTGAGTTGACCAGGTATTTTCTGTACGAGCTGTCAAAGCTCAACCCGATATTCCTGTGCAAACTGCTCTACAACTAAATTATAACTGTCGACAGTTATAATTACGCTGATTTGACAAAGTAGCCGTATGCGCCCATGAACGCGAAGAGGGCCACGATGTAGATCAGCAGCGACATAATCCCGATCTTGGCGAACTTGTACTTTTGAGTCTGCTTGTCGACGGCCCACGCCGGCCGCAGAATCATAACGCTTGCAACAATAATTAACAGCGGGATGATAAACTGTGCGGGCTTTGAGCGGCACACGTTGCCGAACGAGAACTCGGTGCTGATGTAGTCGCCGCAGCTCGACACAAAGTTCGACTTGACGCGCGAGATGGTCCCTCCGATATCGATGTCAGACAGATTGAATAACTCGTCCGCCATTTGTTTTGGAAAATATTTTTCTTATTACAATAAATGTACTTCAAGACCGAGAAGGGACCTGTGCGCGTCAGCTCTGCTGCAATTCAACAAGCCAAAATGGCGCCGGCCGAAAACTACGCCGACAACGACTTGTGGTTCTCCAAGTACTACTACTGGATCATCGGGATTGCCGTCATTGCGATCGTTGTTGTTGCGTATATGATATACAACAAACAAAACAAAAAATAATTTCTACCAGAGATAAATGGCTAATTACATGCAGCAACAAAACTTCAACGACGAGGACGCAGAACCAACACCACCCATATTCGAAGAAGAGGAGGGGAACCAGCCACCTATTGTCACGCCGCCGATCTACGAGCACAGCGTCCCGTGGCACAAGAACCCCGTTGTCTGGGTCGCAATTGTCTCGCTACTTATTGCAGTTATTGCGCTCATCGTGTACATGCGCCAGCGCAAGTTTGATTTTTAGATAATTTCATTGAAATTTATTTTTCTCTAAAATAAATGTCGTCTGAGTATACCAACCGCCAAATCAACGGAGCTGGCAACTGCTCGTACTCCAACCTCTCAAGCTACAACTACGATGCCACGTCTGCCATGTACGGCCTGCCAATGTACAGCTCTGGGCCCTACAATCCCGGCATCCCCAGCATGGCGGTGCAAGTCATCCCCCAATTCTCCGCGCCCGGCTACAACACGCTGCAGCACGACGCCCAGGGACCGCTCTGCGGAAACTACTTCAACGTCGGCATGGCATATCCCGGCGCCGGCAGCGGCAACTGCACCATGTTTGCTACAAGAAAGTGTGCCTAATGTACAATCCGATGTTTATGTGTATCCACTTTAGAAAAATAAGACTCGAACCCAGTCTCTGTTTATAGTATTTGCACAACAAAACTACTATAAATATCGGCCACAACATGCAAATGACGTTCAAAATCTCGCCGTCTACGGATAAACTCCCCCGGTACATGTCGACGCCGTCGCGGTGCGGCAGCACGCTGGATCTTGTGCCTGCAGTGCTGTCGAACAACGGCCATGTGCCGAGTGTCAGAGTTGTTCCACCGTCGGCGCCTATAATGCAGCCGCACACACCGACGACGGTTCACGTGTACGAGAACGGGGTTATCACTGGCAGGATGGTTCTTCTCCATAACGAAACAAAGTCGCTTGAAGTAACGGTCGCGCCAGGAAAAGACGGCGACGAGACGCGCCTCGCACTTGCAGCCGTCGACGGCATGTCGGTTGTTGTGCACACGTTGGCGGGCACGTTCACGCTTGCATACCCCGATGTGGACAAGACACTCGTGTTTTACAACGGGCGATGGAATGTGTTCGGGTGGAACTCGCTGACGTACTCGTTCTACCCAGAAAAGGTCACGCAGACGCTGATCCCCCCAAGCAACACGACAATCGGGTTTGGGTACGATGTTGCGTGCAGCAGCGACGGATCTGTTGTCGCTGTCGGCAGTCCGGAGTCGGGCGCCGGTGCGGGATGTGTCTTTGTGTACGCAAAGAAAAACGCTGTGTTAGAGCTGGCACAGGTCCTAGCGGGCGGCTCTGCCGGTGTTCGCAAAGAGGAAGGCCGAACGTGTGTTATGAACGCGCTCGGCACCGTTATCGGATTCAACAGCAAGAATACCGAGGGCGACGACATATTTTTGTTGTTTGAAAAGAAGAATGCTCAGTGGGCACTGTGCCACATCATCGAGGACGCATGCACCGACGCCGATATATCCAGCAACGGAGGGACACTCGTGCTTGGGTCCCCGCAGTGTATCAGAGTATATGCGTACTCGGTAGAGAAGAACGTGTCGGAGTGGACACACGTGACCGATCTTGAAGAGCCGGGCGACAGCGTGTTTGGCAAACGCGTGGCCCTGAGCGGAAATGGGCACATCGTTGCGACTGTGTCGGAAAAACACACGGCAGTGATATACAATATCGGCACACCGGGCCGCCCGATGCGCCACCAGCTGTCGGACACTGGCATCACATGTGCGGTATCGGTCGCCACTGATTTTGCTGGCACAACTGTCGTTGTCGGGTCGGACGACACGCACGGGCGGATATGCGTGTTTACGTCGCCTGTTACCCACGGCCGGTACGCTGTGCGCCCCGACCCGAACTTTGACAAGGAAAATATAATAAACAACCTGTTTGGCGTCGGCTACTCGGTCGATCTGTCTGCTGATGGAAACACGATGGTCGTGGGTGCGCCAAAGTACAACGGGACAAGCGGCGCGGTGTTTATATTTACACGCACTGTCGGCGTGTGGACACTGCGCTCTAAGATCATTGGCACCACCAGCACCGTGCTCGGCTACTCGACGGCGGTTGCGAGCGACACGAGCCAGGCCGTCATCGGGGCGATCGGAAATGCCGGCTCCGTGCACATTATTACATAATTAGTATTGCATACTGATACTAATTACTTGATCGCCTCGTAGCGCTGCTTGTTGTGTCCGCGCTGCTGCCGCGCGGTGATGTCGTTGCGGAAAAAGAGTTGGTCGCGGGCAAATGTGTCCTTGCTCATGTTGTTGTGTGTGCCCTGTGTTGGTCGCAGATAGAACATCGGTTCGACCTTGCCCATCGGTGTTGTGAAGACGTCGATTTCTGTAGTCCCATCGAGGTTGTAGATCTGGTTGCGAAATGCGGGCGCGACCAGTGGATCGATGTAGTACCGGACCTGGCCGCCGACGATGTCGGCGTAGCCCGTGTACTGGCGATTGTAGCCGGGCGGCACGTATTTGGGGTTGTACACGTCGTCCATGTACACATACCCGTCGTACGGCACAGCGTCGAGGTACGTCTGCATTGCGCGCGCACTGTCAACAAGGCGCGCGTCTCTTGTCGTGTACCTTCCGCATTCGCCGTCGTTGCACGTCATAAATCCCTCGGCGGGTTTGTACGCCTGGGGATTGAGAATACCTGCTCGTGTCTGTGCAAACATCCGCGGGTTCTGGCACACGGTGTTTGAGCATCCGGAAACACCCGAGCACCTGTCTACGGCACAGTCGCCTGCGTATATGTCTTTTGAGAGCGCAGTGTATGTTTGTGGCGTGCAGCTCATTTATTAGCCCCGAGAAAAGTAAAAATGATTTATGGTCGCGGCGTTATAATAATATACATCATAAGTAAAATGTCAATAAGCGTCGACGGTTCCGTCTTGAATTCGATTTCCACACTGCATGCCCGGTATATCCAGACACCGGACGCGGAATTTGAATTCCGCCTTGGACACCTTGTCGACAACCGGTTTGTGCCTGGCGTGTCGCAGACCCAGTTCGACGGCATTTTCCGAAAGCTTCAGTCGATGAGCAAGTACGTCCGCGAGCAGTCAACCGTTCACTTGTACACGGACGGATACCGCGAGATCCGCACAGTGTCGCCCACACGCACTGTTCTGCTACAGCAGAAACAGTCAGTGCAGAAACCGGTGATGGTCGACGGGATCGGTAGATTTGCGCTAGCGACCGAAAAGGTTGTAAACAGCATTCCACCTTCGGCTAGGCGCGTCGAGCAGAGAAACCGCGACCGGTACTCGTTCAGGTTTCGTGATTACACGGTTGACCTGACAATTGTCAACAATAACATATTCGAGGTGGAGATCGAGTATCCGGCGATAAAACAGAGCATGGCCGAACTCTTTGCGCCGATAAAGCTGGTCCAGACATCCTCAACACAAGTTGGCGGCGATGTGCTTGCGAATTTCAATGCCCTGATGCGCATTGACAAGAAGAGGGAGCTTGCGTTTAACAACGCGATCAACATGAAGCGCAAGTACTTTGACAGTCTTGCCGACTATGTGATCACGCCCAAGTGGGACGGAACACGCATGCTGTTGTATGTGTATAGCGGGACAGGATACCTCTTCAACAAGACGACACGGCTGCGGGCTGCGGCCGATGTCTCGCGCGTCCCCGACAACACCGTGTTTGACGGCGAGTTTTTTGACGACAACAACAGGTACATTGCGTACGATCTTCTGTTTATAAACGGGCGAGATATCCGCTCGACACCGCGCACTTACCGCACGCTGCTTCTTGAGCAGACGCATGCCGAGTATGCACCACAGATCGAGCTTGCCGAGGTCGGCTACGGCGCGGTGCTGTACACGCTCTTCCAAAACTACGTCTCGGACCCAAAACGCACGCTTGACGGCGTGGTGTTTGCTCCGCGCGACAGCCCCTACTACAACAAACACACACTCAAGTACAAGCCGATAGACCTGCTGACAATTGATTTTCTTATTCTGGTTGACACGTCCGGGCGGTATGCCAAGTACAACCTTTTTGTGCAGGATCGGTCGGGGCCTGTGCCGTTCAGACACTATCCGCAGATTCAGAAAGTGTCTGAAGCAGGAAAAAATATCATAGGAAGCGGCGGCCGCATTGTCGAGTGCAAGTGGGTTGGCGACACGTTTGTGCCTCACCGCGTGCGGGCGGACAAGACCACGCCCAACTTCACCACGATAGCAGACGACATTTGGGAAGACATCAATGCGCCAATAACAGAAAACGAGATGGCTGATGTGTTACGTGTTATATCCCGCCGATTCCATGCGCTGCGCCCGTTCGAGGGCGAGTATGTGGCACTCGACACAGAGTACACGTGTGTTGCATCATCAGCAGGAACAGACAATACGCTGCAGGAGGCAGTTGCATACTCGGCAACGATCGGATTCCAGCTCAAGCGACAGATAGACCGACAAAAGGAGGTTAGTGTCCTTCCTCGATCGCTACTTGATATTGCACACAAGATTGAGAAGAATATTGCCGTGTACGATATGTACGGCGGCAAACTTATAATTTCCACAACAACAACCTATGCAGCAACAATAATGCTATCGTATGTAATTGGCGGGACGTACTATTCCGTCGGAGTAGTCGACACGTCTGACAGCGTGTGTCGAACGGTGTCAAGAATACTCAAGACGACGCCGTCCGACGTTGTGGCCGCACACTACGACACCCTTGTGCCAAAAGACCGCAGCGAGTCAAGCATCCTGGCAATACGCAACTTCAACAACTGGGTCAAGGCTGTGCTCATCTCGCTCCATGCAAATCCCGGCGACGCCGTGCTCGATCTGGGCAGCGGCCGCGGCGGCGATCTCGGCAAGTGGTGCCAGCGCAAGATCCGGCTTCTCACCTCGGTAGACGTTTCGGCAAAATCCCTGGAGGACGCCAAAGTGCGTCTTGCGTCGATGCCGTGGTGTAAATTTACCGCCGAGTGGATCCACGCAAACGCATACACAACCCCGCTTGTTCTCAACCACGTCTACGACGTGGTGTCGTGCCAGTTCAGTCTGCACTACGCATTCGACACAGAAGAGCATGCTCGCACCGCCATATCGAACGTTGCATCGCATCTCAAATCCGGCGGCGTCTTTATTGCAACAGTGCCAGACGCAACGGAGCTGCGCAGACGCGCCATGAGTTCGCTTGAGTTTGGAAATCCGTACTACGCTGTCAAATTTGAAGACGCGGATCTCGACAGGCAGTTTGGTGCAAAGTACACATTCACGCTATCAGACTCTGTTGTGCAGTGTCCTGAGTATCTCGTAGACACCGACGTTCTCACGCGAATCGCTGAAGAGCACGGTCTTGTAGTGGAAACCATTGCACCGTTTACAGAGTTTGCGCGCAACAACCGGCAGCAGTTTGCCAACGTGGCTGCAAAGATGCATGTGCGCGATCTCGCGGCGGATGAGATGGAGGTGTCAAGTCTCTACAATGTAGTCGTCATGCGCAAGCTTTAATTATATTACTTACTTAAAAGCAGGTAAGTAATGTCATATCAGTCTCATGTTTTCAACAGGATCTGTGTTTTCCTCGACTACCACGCCCAAGGCATTTACATTTGACGCACCCAAGTGGAATCCCACACCATTTTGCGCACCCGAGCCAGCTGCGGGTCCACCACCCGACAGTGGTGCAAAGTCATGGGACTCGCGCGAAACCGCGAATCTAGTGACAGCAATCGACACTCTGTCGGCAGTTGACATGCAGCTTGTCAACTGGAGCTACTTTTCAAATCTTGTGCTCGACAGGGAGGACTACACAAAGTACAAGTCCTTTATCAACTGGAAAATCGCATCCGTCAACATCGACATTGACACTGCCTTGCAGTTCAAGGAGTGTGTTGACTGGCGCGTCTTCCTGCACACGCACACCATAGACATCTCCAAACTCAGAGATGTTACGCTCGACTGGAACGATGTGCTCAAGACGCAGCGTCTGTCCGAAAGCGAGATCGTGCAGAACCTGTACCGCCTTGACACACACTCGCGGCGCACGTCGCGCCGACTGTGGAAGTCGCTCTGCAAGCACCAGACGCTTAGCGAGCAGTTCATGGCGCGGTTCTGGAACAGGCTCGACAAGAAGCTCGTTGCACACTTCCAGCAGATGTCGTACAGGTTTATTTTGCAACACATCGACGAACTCGACATCGACGCCATCAAGCTGCACCAGGACCTGAAGGACTCGCAGATTGCGTCGCTCAGCGCACGGCTCGCATAATTATTTCAAATCACCGATTTGAAAAATGAAACACCTGATAATACCAGGCGGTGTAATCATGTACACATCTCTCAGCCAAATCGACAACGTGCTTGAATACTTCTCCGATCTCAGCGGGGTCGTCCCACAGACCCTGCAACCACCTGACGACAGCGTGGAAACAAGTACACTGCCCGATGCGGGCGACATGCCCGACATTCAGCCACACCAGTACTGTTTTATCAACTGGACGTACGTCTCGTCACTCGCGCTCTCGCGCGAACAGTACAGCAAGTATGCGCAGTATCTGGTCTGGGACATTGCGTCCCAGTGTGTGCCGCTGGATGTTGCGCTTGCGTACAAAGACAAGGTCAGCTGGCCCGTGTACATTGAATCACATCCGGATGTTGATGTCTCGCAGCTGGTATCTGCGGATGTTGCCATCCCGTGGCCCAGCGTGTGTCTGCATGCAAGATTGCGCGAAGACGAGATACTTGCGTATCTACCCCGGATGGAGGCTGAGTGTCCCGACATCTGGCACTACCTCTCGCGGTTTCAGAAACTCGGCGAGACGTTTATTGCAGCCAACGCACACAAGTTCGACTGGGTTGACGGGCCGTACTTCCAGAACCTGTCTCCGTCTTTTCTGCAGCAGTACACCGATCTGGTGGACGTTGCAGAGTTCCACGACTACGGCCTGCTCCCGCTGTAACAAATTATTTCCTCTCAGATGAGAGAAAATAGAAGCTAGTGTATCGATGCAAACTCGGCAAGCAGCTTGGGTAGCACGCTGTCTGTCGCGCCAGCGACGTTGCGCTCAACGTCAAATGCCGGGACCGCAATACAGTTATGCGGCTGTGCGACATAGACGGCTGGGAGATCGTCGATTATAAACGTGTTTTCGGGCGTAAATCCGTAGATCCGTGGGTTGTGCCACAGGAAGCGCATGTCTTTTGGCGTACTGGGATTGATCTTGCGCGACATGTCGCAGTGCTCCGAGTGCAGCACCATCTTCAGGCGCCGGCCGCGTTTTGCACAAACAATGTTGTCGACAATAAACATTACATACTCCTTTGTGGCTGCCGACCACACGGACACGTCAAAGTGTTTGAACAGAAAGTCGAGAAAGCTTTGCACACCAGGGCGCTCGTATATGACGTAGCTGTTCTCAAACACATGATGTCGCAGATTAAGCGTTCGGTACGAGTTTGTCGTGTTTGATATGCGGCGGTACGGCACAGAGCTGATAAGCGTGTTGTCGAGATCGAGAATTATATTGATGCGCTTGCCAGCACGTCGCGCATTTGCGATTTGACTTTTTATCTGAGCAGTCAGCAACATCTTTATCTTACCGATCTTTTTATTTGAGTATTTATGCTACTCCATGTACGTGCGCTTCACCCAGTCCCTATCGGCCTCAAATACAGCAGCGGTCTCTGGGTGCCTGTTCCTGTTCATAACAAACAGTGCGTTGAGTTTGCGGAACACCGACAGAGGATTCTCGTCGTATATTGCTGCTGCCAGTGCGCGGTGGCGGGCAGCTGGTGACATTTCTGTGATGTGTGCGTATCCGTACTCGCCGAGTGATCCCTTGGTCAGTGGAATACGGACAGGCGACTGCGATCTGCTGCGTCGGGGTGTTCTGCGCTTGGCAGAACGCGGAGAACGACTTCTTGCCATACTTTATTGTATGGCAAAAATTGTATTTTGTTACCAGGCATTTGCGGGAGGCACACCGTCAAAGACAAACAGCGCCGTCTCGCCGTAGGCCAGCTTGGTTTTCCAGCCAAGATTCTCGAGTTCGGTACGCACCTGTGCAACCATAGCCTTAAAATTCACATGCGTGTGGTACTTGAACGACGACAGGTCATAGAAGTTGTCCACGTTGTTGGACACGACAGTCTCAAACACATCCCGCCGGAGCAGAGCAAGTGCGTGGTTGTACTGCATGGCAAGCAGTCCGCTGCGGTTGCCTGGTGTGAGATCGTGTGGGAATCCGTCCATTACAAGAACCTTGTATATATTTAAGCCGGCTCTAACAGTTTACATAATCTATACAGAAAAGCCGGCGTAGCGGGCGTGTGCGAGCGGATCAGAGTTGCCGCCACCAACACGGGAGTTGAACGACCGTGCAGCGTTGTAGAACTGGTTGTTGGCGCGCTTGGCGGTGGCCATTGCAATCTGTGCCTGTGCATCGTCGTACCCGTAGTTGGAGCAGGTTGACTGGATTTTTGATCCGTAGTTGACGCCGGTGCTTCCGGTCACCTTGCGCAGATTGTAGATGTCGGTGGCCTTTTGCGCAGATCCTTCCTCGAACATGTTGCCGGTGTAGCCTTGGGCGTCGAGTGTGATGTATTCAATGTATTGTGGTCTGAGCACGTTCTCGACGTACACACGGTCGGCCGGGCTGTTACAGCCTGCGTTCTTGGTGTTGTAAGAGTCGGGGCAGACCTGTCGTCCGTATGTGTCAGAGCCGTTCCAGACGGGGCACATCATCAGCGAGGGATTTTCAAATCGGTCAGACTGGATGCGCGATGCCCATCCGGAGTCGACACGACACCCGCGGATGGATCCTTGTAGCGATACGTTTGCCATGTTTATTTATGCGAAAATATTTTTTAAAAGTAAAGTAAAATGAGTCAGGCATACCCAATATGCGGCGTGTGGATGGACTGGCGGTCGGAAACCGACAAAAACATGCAGAAAATATTCTGTCCTGTTGCGCAGTCAACCGACACAGACACCGTGACACGATCTTACCCAGACTCGTACCGACGCGAAACGCAGGGATACGATATCGACAAAAACTTTTCGTGGTCCGATCCGATGAACCCCGGACCTCCTCCATTCAAGCCGCAAGAAACACTCGCAACACACTGGCAGCCCCGTCTGCACAAGTCCAATGCACCAGTTGTCCCAAACGTGCTCGGTGGCGGCCAGCTCTACAGCAAGAGCGCGCTTGACCGAGGCGTGCTGCGCGCTGCGCCAAGCAAGTTGCCCGTGGAGACATACTGCAACGCGTGTCCGCGCAAGTACAACTCGGGCGCACCCTCGCTCGGGGTCCGGTACGCATACAACTAACAATTTTACTTTTTGTTAAAAAGTAAACTGCAGTAAATAAATGGAACAGCTAAACGTTGGCGGAAGCTACGACGAAATACTCAAGCGGCTGACACCGTCGCAGTACGTCCGCGAACCCCGGCCAGGCACGTTTGAGACCGCCCAGCCGTTTGTCGTGCCGCCGCTCAACACCGATATTCGTTTCTCGGCACGACTGCCGCCAAAACATCTTTCCGACACGCAGTATCTTACTGTCGCAGCATCGCCGCTGCCCGAACAGTGGGACTGGCGCAACGAATACGATATCGACGATGCAATCGTAAAAAAAAAGAAGACGCAGCTCACCAAAGTTCCGAACCAGGGTCTGTGCGGGTCGTGCTGGGCTGTCGCTGTTGCCGGACTTGTCGGCGACCTGTTTGTGACGTCTGGCATCGTTAGGAAAAATCCACAGATCAGCTCGACATACTCGCTGTCGTGCTATCCGCAATACATGTGCGGCGGCGGAAATCCAGCCGAGCTGCTCAACAACATTACAGAAAGCGGTGTTGCCTCCGACAGCTGTGTCGACTACAGCTGGTGCAACAACGACAGCGTGTGCAGCGGCAAGGGGTCGCAGCATTTCAATCCCAGCACAGAGACCGAGCGCATCAATGGTCTCATACCGCCATGCGGGTGTACACGCAATGCCGAGAACCGTGCACTGTACTACGTCAAGGATGCGTCCGTCGTCTCGATGGAGAACGACAACCACGACGTCGCACCACTGATCAAGTCGCACATATTCCGGGTCGGACCCGTCGTCGGCGGTTACCACGTCTTCAAAAACTTTATGTCCGGGAACTACACGGCGACCGGCGGCGTGTACTTTGAGAACTACGACTACGAGACGAACCAGTGGCTGACACCGGCGCAAAGCCCGCAATGGGTTGGGTCGCATGCTATTGTCGTTGTCGGGTGGGGACTGTCGCCTCTTATCAACATTCCCTTACCGGACGGACGCACACACGATGTGCAGGTGCCGTACTGGTACTGCCGCAACAGCTGGGGCGACTCGTGGGGATTTGACAGCGGGTATTTTCGAATCGCGATGTACCCGTACAACAAGCGCTCACAGTTTGAGCGCATGGTCGTTATCCAGCCGCAAAACATGTTGTCGGGCGGATTCATGCTCTGCTACCCCGATCGCGTTGAGATGCGCGACGCAATTGGAAACATTGTGAAGCAGCGCATTGCCACTGACGACTTTGAGGACAAGGTTCTCGATCCGGTCTCGGACAACTTGACAATGTACACGTGGATGACCATATCGCTGATTCTTATTATCGGACTTGTTTCACTGTACATCGGCATAAAAATGCGCAAAATATAATTTAAATAGTTTATAGCATTAACATATAAATGTTGCTACAGACTATTATTTGGGGTGTATTGACATTTGGATACGCATGCGCTAAGAGCGTGTCTGGTAAAGGCAATCCGTGGACAGCGAATGAGATTGAAGGCAATCCGCTCCTTATTGGAAAGCTGTTTATGTCCGAGGAGCTGACACCGGTCGAGCCGATAACTACCGCCCTCCAAGGGCGCCGATTTGTTGACAACATTCTTGAATCGACGGCTAAGATCGACAAGGCTGTCAAGGAGCTGGACGCGTTTATAGCGTCACTCGACAGCAATTTTGAGCAGACGATGGCACACATTGCACACATATCGAACGTCGTTGACAATCTCTCGGACATAACACTGTCCGAACATACATCGGACAATTTCTCAGAGTAATATATACTATACCTGCGAGGTATAGTATAATTAGTGTGCAAAGCACTTTATTTGTTCCACAATCTTGGCCTTTGTTGCCGCCATTTTGTACATCTTGTCGATAATGTTTTTTTCCGTACCGACAATGTCGAGAATCTGATCGAGCGGATTCACAAGCAGCTTGAGGTAGTAGAGGTAGTCGATCTGCAGCACCGAGGCAAAGCGCTCAAAGTACACAATGTCCTCGACCTTGTCGCTCAGCCGCAAGCCGGCTGAAGTGATCACGTACTCGATGCGCGACCCGACGTCCACGCGGACACCACGCCGGCGCATGCGCTCGGCAAGCTGAATATGCGCTGGAAGACACTTTGTCGCGTACGTGTCTTCATTACACTGCAGTTCGCTAAAACGCTTGCCGCGCTTGCGGTCGTCTTCCGGCAGATCACGCACCTTGTACGACGCAACATCACCTACCGACTTGGTGATGACAAAGTTGCGCGAGCTGTGTGTGCGGCAGAACATGTCGAGAATAGAGTCGACAAGCCCGTAGATGTCGGGCGTCGTGTTGTACAGCACGTGCATGATCGTCTTTTCGTATATGTCGCGCACGGCCTTGCTGTTGTCGCGGCGTGCGAGCAGAATTCCCTTCTTCGTGATCTTGCCGGTCAGCTCGCCGGTGCGGTTACACTCAAGCGCCATGTAGCGCTTCTTTGTCAGAATAAAAAACCGCTTGTATATCTTTTCTTCGAACGCAAGCCGCATCGGGGCCGGAAAGAGACTCGAGACGTCCTGCTCGACCTGTTCGCACAACGCCCACAGCTTAGCCGGGTCGGTTTCGGGAAACACAATCATGGTGCTGTCGGTGTCGCCGTACACTAGTTTGGCGTCGTACTTTGTTTGTATAAAGTTAGCAGCAGCCATAATCGACTTGCGTCCCATGGCCGTTGTCGACATGGCGCCGGGCATGAACGGCAGGTACCCGCGCTGCACACCCATCGCACCGTACATCGAGTTGGCCGACACCTTGTACGACAGCTGGCGCTTGTCGAGCACATCGATTTCGACCTGCGACGCGCCGCGTTTCTTCAGCTCCTTGATCTGGAGATTGACCTGCTTGCGTGCGTCAAGCAAGTTCTTGATGATTGTGGGGATCACGCCCAGTCCGTTGCGCAGGAAACGGAATCGGTGTTTTGCGCAAATGCTTTTCGGCGTCTTTTTCGCGTCGTGCTCGCACCCGACATGGTCTTCCCACTCGATGACATGGCACGCGCTGTCGGGGACCGCCGCGTCCTTTGGCACAAGCGTGCTGTAGTCGATATTGTAGGCAATAATCGTGGTGGGATACAGCGAGGCAAAGTCAAACGGCACGACCATGTCGTACACACCGGGCACGGGATCGACGACATACGCACCGGTGTACGTGTCGTTGCCCACATAGCCGTCTTTTTCCACAACAATGTTTGCCTCCATACAGTACCGGTACACCTGAGAATACACCTTGATCTGCTGGCCCTGGGTGTACAGCGTGAATATCGGCACGTTGCATGTAATCGCCATTTCACAGAGACCAAGCCACACCTGCATCGCGTCGTTGAGTTTTGACACGACAACTGAGTCCTGCACGCAGTACTTGCCGACAATGCCAAGCGATTCTGGGGTAAACGTCGTGTAGCACTTGAAGATATCTTGCGGGGTCAGCGGATCCTTTGTCGTGTCCTTGAGCAGGTGCTCGGCAACCGTCTTGAGCTTGTAGTTCTCGAGCTTGTAGTCGCGCTTAACCAGCGGAAGCAAGTCCACAAACACAATTCCGTCGACGTCAAGAAACTCAAAGTGCTGGTCCTTAAATGCCGACGACGACCATGTGATTGTGCGCTGCTGGGCATGTGCGCCAACAAGGTATCCCTGCTGGTCGAATGTCGACAGACACATGCACTGTTTTGCGCGTCCTATCATGTATGGGATGTCAAATCCAAAGATATTGTATCCGACAACGACCTGCGGCTTGCGTGTGCGGAGTATCTCCGCGTACCCCTCCAGCAGTTTGTACTCAGTCGCGTATGTCACGACTTTGCACCCAACAATGCTGCTGTCTGGCGTGCCAAGCGAGAGCAGGATGCGCTCCTCGTGTTTCGAGTTTTTGAAACAGAGACTGATCTGGAATATCTTGTCCTCGGGATTGCTGCTGTTGGGCATCACATTCGGATTCGACGAGTTGCACTCGATGTCAAAGCTCAGTATCAGCGGATCGACAAGTGCCGCTGATGTGCTTTGCGCAACGTTGCGCCAGTGCACGCTGTATTCGAGGTCACAGCTTGACTCGCGCTCGTTGTCGCCTACACGTGTACCCCTGAGCGTGATCCAGCCAACAGGCGATATCTTGCAGAAACACGTCATTTGCAGAATCGGCGTCGCATCCTGTTCGTGTACTTTAAGCACAATGTTGGATCCAACACCCGGAATCGTCAGTGGTTTCAGCCACCGCAGCTGGTTTGTGTGCGACTTGCGCTCGAACGCCAGGAACAGGAACGGGAACTTGCGGTGGTTTCCTGACGCATCAACATGCGCATAGTACAGCTTGCGCTTGTACATCAGACTTTTCTTCACAGGCTTGTACCGCAGCGTGCTGACAAGTTTCTCGCACAGTGCATTCACATGCCGGCTCCAGTCAATGTTTTCCGGCAGCTCAATGTACACGTACGGGGTAAACTCATTGATCCGGGCGTACACCGTCTGCCCGTCTTCCGTTATGCCAAACACCTTGATACACTCGTCGTCATACTGCCACTGGTACGTAAACACGTCAATAGACTCCATAATCTACACATATTGCCCTGAACTTAAAGTCATTTTTACTTGGCGTATTCCAAGTAGAAATAATTAGTGTTTCTGCAGGTTGTACACGGCTCGCTGGAGCGAGTCTTCCTGGGTGTACCCGACACCGCTCACTGTTTTGCCGCGCACTTCAATCTGTGTGACAAAGTAGTTTGCCTTGGGTCTTGTCGAGACTCGCGCCTCGGGCGGGATGTTCTCGGTGTTGACGCTGCCTCGCACGCGCACAAAGCCCTTGGCTGCAAGGAACGCAATTGCAGTCTCGGCCGCGGCGATTTCCGCAGCCTTGCTCGACTTGCCCACGCCCTCGGAAATCTCTGATCTGCCGGTTGGAGTCACGGAAAAAACCTTTGACACAAATGTGCGCTCGGGTCTGCCGTCGTCAACTTGCACGGTCTTGTACTCGACCTTGCCGATGATTCGGTGGAACGCGTCAAACACTTCCTTCAGACGGGTCACGGAATCATACAGGTCTTCGTGTCGCATGGAAATGTCCATCGCGTCGAGTATCGGCTTCATGATGTTGTAGCAGATGGCGTACCCCGCACCCATCTTGATCTTGGCATCGATCTGGTACTCGATCGCCCCGATAAACGCCTCCAGCGTGTCTTCCATAAGCTTTGTACGCATAGTAGCCCACTCGTCTTCGGTTGACGTAATAAACGGCTCGGTATGCAGATCGCGGCCGAATTTTGCAAACGTAACCTTTGACACCATGTTGATCTTGAGTCGCGCCATCGTCTTGACGTTTTCCTTGTTCATCAGCTCGGGATAGCGGCGCGCAAGGTACCACACAATAATCTTGTTGAGCGTAGAGTCGCCAAGAAACTCAAGTGGCTCGTAATTATTGTCTGGATCAGCACCCGGACTCGTAAATGCTGTGGCGTACATCGACATGCTGTCGTCCTCCGTGAGCAGATTGACGTACTCGGGTTTCAGCTGTCCCAGTGCCAGAATGTCGGAAATGTAGTTTATAAACTCGGGTCCACGCACGCCGTAATGGATCATGTTTATAAAACATCAGATTTTATTAAGTAGCATCATTTTTAAGTTAGCAGTGTTTCCACTTTCTGGCAACAGCAGCCATGTCGCGAGTTCCAGGTTTGCCCATATGAGCCTTCACAAATTTTTGGTATGGGCTTAGTTTAGCAGAACGTTTGTGGGATTGCTTAGCAGAACGTTTGTGGGATCGCTTAGCAGAACGTTTGTGGGATCGTTTTGGGGATCGATGTGCAGATCGTTTGTGGGATCGCTTAGCAGATCGTTTGTGTACCATTTTATTTTATGACATATTTTTTTTTTTAAAACTTTTCCACAATGCCGCCACCTTCGTCAATGCATCTTTCCCACTCCAGTATTGGTGGATATTGTCAGCAACAGTTTTGGACTCACTTCTCTTATGAGATATGGGAAATCTACGTTTAGGAGATCGAGACCTGACTCTACAATATTTTTCTAAAAATGATACAAACACTATACTGATGAGGACATACATGGACGATATCGAGAGCCTTATATCAAATCTCAAAGTACACAACTTCAACCAGCGCTGGGATACAGTGTGTAGTCTCAGGTGCAACATCAAGCTGCTGCGGGCTGGTCTTTTACAAGATTCTGCCGCACTGCTTGATAGGTGCAATGAGTTTATCAAGGATATATCAACATGGATATCTGTAAACAATGTCAGCCAAGACGACCCTATCGTTTCTGCAGTGAAAGAAGCAGAAAGCGCTGCGTCGGAGCACAAGTTCCTTACAGCAACCTCGCAAGTAGTCAACATGCTTTACGATTACGGTAGATCAGTTGACCCATAACTATTATTTTTCACAACGCGTGAAAAATAATTTACAAAAAAAATCTTGCACTAAATAAACAATGTCTATCTCAACATCGAATGTTACGTCCGGATTCATCGACTTGGCCACCTACGATGAAATCGAAAAGTACCTGTACGGAGGAAAGCCAGACGAGGTCACCGCTTACTTTGTTAAGCGCACTGTTAAGACTACTTGGTTTACACAAGTTCCTGTCATCCTTTCTCGCGCTTCCGGAAGCCCCGCATTTTTCCAGGAATGGTCAGTCAATATTTCCCGTGCTGGTGACTACCTGCTCTACACCTGGCTTCGAGTTGAACTGCCTTCGGTCACACTCGCTCCAGGAAACCAGTTTGGAGTTAACGGACGCTTGAGATGGACTCCAAATCTCATGCACAACTTGAACAGAGAAATCGTCATCACCTTCAACGACTTGTCCGCTGAGCGCATAGACCACTACTTTCTCGACTTCTGGGCCGCATTCACTGTTCCAGCCGGTAAGAGAAACGGATACAACAACATGATTGGAAACATCGAAGACCTTATCCAACCCACCGCACCTGGTGTTGCCATTCCCGCTGCAGTCCTCAACTTGCCTATCCCACTGTTCTTTACCCGCGACTCCGGAGTCGCCCTGCCCACTGCTGCTTTGCCATACAACGAAATGCGCATCAACTTCCAATTCCGCAACTGGAACGATCTCCTTATCCTCGACAACTTAGCTGCTGCTCCTGGTACTAATCCCAGCACCCAACCACTTGTCACTGACCTGGTTGCCGAACCAGTGCTCCGCAACGCCCAAGTCTGGGCCAACTACGCCATTGTCGGAAACGACGAACGTAAGAGAATGGCCTGTGCTCCTCGCGACATCCTGATGGAACAAGTCCAAACTGCTCCCATGCAATCATTTACCCCAGCAACCAACCCACTCCAATCATTCGACATCAGATTCTCACACGCCATCAAGGCCCTGTTCTTCTCAGTCAGAAACAGAACTGTGTTCTCCGAGTGGTCCAACTACACCGCTGCCACCCCAGTTCCCGGACCTGTCTTTGTCGACTTTACTCCCAGCGGAGCCGTCGATCCCATCAGCACCGTTACCCTCATCTACGAAAACACTCAACGTCTCTCCATCATGGGTGCCGACTACTTCTCACTGGTGAATCCATACTACCACGCTCCAGTCATTCCACTGGAAACTGGATACCACTTGTACTCATACGCCCTTGACTTCTACAACTTGGACCCCACTGGTTCAACCAACTACGGTAAGCTCACCAACGTCAGCATCATCCCCAGCGCCTCTCAAGGCGCCATCGACGGTGCCAACGGTGCTGGCGCTGCCGGATCCGGCGCCGACTTCCCCCAAGTGTACGAGTTCATCGTCGTCGCCCTCAACAACAACATCATCAGAATCTCTGGTGGAGCCCTTGGATTTCCCGTGCTTTAAACATCACGGTTTAAAACATTGTTATTATTTATTAAAATGGACGGTTATAACAACTATGCCAACAATATTAATAATAACAACGTGAATAAAGTTTTTGCAGACCGTGGATGTGTTGTTTTAAGATATATAAACGATGATCTTCCGATCGAATACAGATGTGTATGTGGGAAGATCCGTGTGCAGCGACTAGAACAGTTCAAAAAGCAGCGATGTAGACATTGTTCATATGTTGTTGAAACAAGTTGTCCATCAGTTGCCGATATTGTAGAACTGTCCGGCGAAGTGTGGCGCAGAATTTGTGGAGGATGGGTTTCGTCCTGGGGAAATGCAAAAAACATTCATGGCAAACAACTAACTCTATGTCCCACTAAAATCCGATACCGCATTAATGGGAGACACGAATATGCATCTCGTCTTGTGGCACGTGCATTTCACATTCTGGGTTGGGAACAGCTGTTGAATCAAAAATATGTTGTGACACATATTGATAAAAACAAATTCAACAATCATGTTGAAAATCTAAAAGTTATTTCAAAAATGGAAATAGACCACAGTTATTTTAAGAAACGGCGATCGGACGAATACGTTGATGTGACCAACGTCTCTTCACATAAGATTGTAGAGCTTCCTGGCTATACAATATATGAAAATGGTGAGATATATAATGGCATTCGGTTTCTTCGCTTCTCTGTGTGTAAAGAATCCGGATATAAACAGGTATGTCTAAAAAAGTCAGCACTAAAAACTGTCAAGGTGCATCGACTTGTGTGCTACGCCTTCAATCCAATAAAGGGTCTTGATAGGTTTTCTGACTATGCAAATTTTCAAGTAAACCATAAAGACGGGAATCCTGGAAACAACTCTAGTAAGAATCTAGAATGGGTACATCAGTCGGACAACATACAACATTCATATAACTACGGACTTAATAATAAAACTACCAGGGTTGTCCAAAAAAATAGAGATACCGATGAAATTCTGGCCAAATTTACATCTGTTAGCGAAGCATCTAGAATATCAGGCGAATCTTACTACATGATAACTAAGTGTCTAAAGTCTGGATTGTGCAACAACCATAAGTCCAATTGGGAATTGGCTGTCGACACCCAAAAAACATATACGGATCAACAATTAAATTTTGTTACAGTCCCAGACTTTCCAACATATAGAATCTATGCAAACGGAAATATTAGTAAACAGTACTTATTTTTAAAATCTACCAACGAAGCTGAAACAGGATACGATAGAATTTATATGGCTGAATATGGATCAACCTATGTACATAGAGTTATATGCTATGCATATAATCCAATCAACAACCTTATGAGGTTCAAGGATTATTCTGGGATACGTGTGAAGCATTTGGATGGTAATAAACTCAACAATACATCAACAAACTTGGAATGGATTATTGAATCGTCCGAACTATTACCAAAAACGTGTGATAACACCCACAAATACAGTAATAATGTGGCAGGTACTGAACTCAACTGTGCAAAGCTGCGCCCAGTCATACAATCTGACAAAGACTCGGGGGACGTGCTTGCGGTGTTCCGCAGTGTGGCTGAGGCAGCCCGCGTCACAGGTGAGAAGGAACACTCAATCCGCGAGTACATGAAAGGCAAGCCGGCCTCGACGCGAAAGTATAACTGGCAGTCGGCCGATCCCGAGCGAGATGCGGAGCGCTCGCAAAAGTATTCCAGGAAGTGTTTGGAGAAATAAGCCAGTTTTGTAAGCCTAACGCTTACCTCCTTCTTAAAATATTTACATTCATTAAGAATGTAAATTTAGTTTTCTCATTTACCATGTGCTTACTTTAAGCAAGTACTTAAAAATACATGTTCTACTACTCAATATGACTTTAGTCGACCATATTATGGATAAAAGTATAACTTTGCTCCAGGCTTCGGAGAAAGGTCATTTTGACGTTGTAAAGTTTCTGATAGACAATGGTTCCGACATCCATGCTGTAAACACAAATGGAGATACAGCTTTACATCGCGCTTCTTTGGAAGGCCATCTTGACGTTGTGAAGTTTCTAGTAGAAAAAGGTTCTGACATCCATGCTGTAGACAACGACGGATCTACAGCTTTGCATCGCGCTTCTTTTTGGGGCCATCTTGATACTGTCAAGTTTCTGGTAGATAAGGGTGCTAACATCCATGCTGTAGACAACGATGGATATACAGCTTTGCATTGCGCTTCAGGGAAAGGCCATCTTGACGTTGTGAAGTTTCTGGTAGAT